GGCAGCTTTAGCTAATGTATGGTGATGGATGCGGGCCCGCGGTTTGTTACATAAGCGGTAGCAGATCGGAGCCAATTGCCATCCATGATGGACATAATGGACGGATGATCTAAAGGTTGCATCACTGTTAGATGGTCCAAATATGCCTCGATTTCTAGCTGTAGCTGCGCCGAAATTCCCCAATTTTTGTAAACAACATTGCGCATGTCGTCGGATATGGGTTTCGATGCCAATACCATCAATCGTGGCGCGTGAAGTATAGCCTGGTCGATGATCACCTTGCTGTACGTATTGACATCGTCGGAACGTGGCGTCGAACCGGCTGTAATTCGCAAACCATATAGCGCCAAAGATCGGGTTATCGGTCCCATAGGTGCGTAGTACAGGAGCGATAGCGATTTGGCGCGCAATAGTTGCATCAAAATAGCTGGTCGCGCAAAGCGCAATGAAGACAAGGACCAACCAAATGTGACCAGTTCGTTGGCTGGATTGATCACGTTTTGTCGGTCCTTGACGGACACGTAAATTTGGCAAAAGTTTGTTGTTTCCAAATCCCGTGACCGCTTTATCTTTACTCGGAAGCCCAGGCGGGTGAACATATCTTCTGTTGGTCCTGGCCCCCACAAACGAAACAACCCGTCGTCGCCCTCCACGAACCCACGACAGCGAGTGTGACAACAAAAACATAAGAAAGACATGATTAGCAGGTTTGTTATGGAATTGCCCAATGACGTCTGCTGCTCTCCAGACATGCGGGTAGCTGGCAACCACAAAGTGAAGAACCGGTAAGAAATGAGATTTGTACCAGTGCAAATAGCCTCAAACAAGTCCAGTAACGCTGCTGAGACAACAAATTGTGTCATGTACCGCAGGAACCTGAACTCGCAAATGTGCATTATGAATCTCGTAAACAAGGATTCAAACGCCTTGAAGTCATGTTCATGGTACTCAGCACCAGGTTCGTACAGCTCATCAACAATCCTGGCGGCTTTCCCATCAACAGTCTCACGCTTGAGGCAGTACTTTGTGTCTTTGTACACTTCTTCCACTGCGTGCACCACACCAGCAATCTTCGTCTTCACCTCGTCAGTACGTGCGTTGATTCCACGACAATGTTTAGGTTCCAAGAAAAAGGAAGCTTTCCCATGTCCATTGCAATACACGTTTGATTGGTCGAGGTTGGCTGTAGTTTGAGCACATTCTTCCAGCTGTCTGATTCGTACAGGTGGGTGCCCACATTCAGCCAGGTACCTTTCAAAAGAAACGTCAGTGCCAACAGGTAAGGGCACAAAATGCGTTTTGAAAAAGTACCACGAATAGTCGTCCAATTGGCGCATCAACATTTCATCAGGATCAGGTGGCATGGCACAAAATCGTTTCATGCAACCCGCCAACATGGTAGGCATGTGACTTCGATCCGCAATGAATGGCGCAGCCCCTTGGACGTGAACTCCTAAACTAATAGCTCCGACAGCACGTTTCCGAGGCATGAACGCATCACGAGAAAACTTGACGCGCATGCCCTCTTTAACCTGGGGTATCGGTTCCATAAGTTCAGGGAATTCTGGGTCAGTTATACGATAACCCATTAGTGCTGGATGTGCTGCGATCCACCCTGGGGGAGCGCAGCCAAATGAAAAAGCGGTGGTGGTGGTACATTCAATATGCCAGCCTCAGTTTGTTCACAGTAAGCTGCATATCTGGTGTCAAGGATGTAAAGTGACGTTGCGACGCGCATAAAACCCAAATCGTCCCCTTGGGCATCGGAATTTGTGGACCGCACCCTTTCCGCATATCTGGATATATCCAAGATATTCGTACTTGGCGTCCATTCGTTTGCGCATCGCGTTTGTGCAATCAGCGCTGCTGATAGGCGATATGTATTCTTCCAGGCAACCCAGGGCAATGTACATTTCCACCAACACAGTTGAAAAATCCTAGTTGCGTCGCGCATCTGAGGATCTGCGTACTGCATAGGAGTCCCTGCACACGTACCGGGTCGCCCATCAGCCATATCGTAAGGCAGGACAGGGCC